GTCTTTTTAAGCAGGGACGCATTTCCAATGATGGAAAAAATCGCCTGTGTGGTTGATTCACTCATAAAGTTATAAAGGGTCTGTCCGATAATCAGGTATACCGGGAAATTGGTAATATCCGACCGGAACATATTGGAAAATACGGCGGAAAAGCCACCGGAAGTGTAACGGGAAAGACGAGCTATCTGATCAACAACGACACGACATCCAGTTCCTCCAAAAACCGGAAAGCGCGCGAACTCGGCGTGCCGGTGATCTCAGAAGAGGAATTTCTGAAGATGACAGAAGAATAACGAAATATCTGCAAAGGCGGTTTGCATCCCGCGCGGGAATCTGCTATAATCGGAAACAGACGGCAGAAATTCCTGCCGGAAAAAGCAAACCGCCTGTCTGCGCAGAGAAAAGCGCGGCAGATCAAGAAGAATAGAAACGAGGTACCTTTTAAGAAGTAAATACAAAAGGAAAGTTCCCTCTTAATTGTCAGACAATTCTATCGGCACTCCCTCGGGACTCCGTCCCTCGGTCGTTCACTCCCTCGGACTGCCGTCCCCAGTCGTTCACTCGCTCGCCTATCGGCTCGCTCGAATGGCTCGGGTGTCCACTCGCTATTGATACATTTGTTCTACACCACCTATAACAATAATTTGTTAACACTCTGTTCATAATTTATACTTTATTTGTTAACAATTACATGATACAATAAAAGAAAAACTCAAGGAGATATAAGAAATGAAAAGACCTAAAGACGGAGTTATGAATAGTAAGTTAACACCTTATGAAATGTTACAGGACGCTCTTTTGCAACAAGCGGTAGCAGATATTAAAACAACAACATGGTATAAAAATCCATCGAATGCAATGAAGTGTTCATATGAAGAGGGAAAAGGGGCTGTACAGTACGTTATGTTAGTTTTGAGAAATCACGGTTACACTAAAAATGAAATTGGTAATATTTTTAGGGAAATTACACCACACAATTATAAATATGAAATTGTAAAAGAAGAATTAAAGAAGAGAGGTATCGAGTTATGAAACAGACAGAAATTCAAGCAAAATATTTCACACGTTGGCACTATGATTCTATTGAGTCCACTTCAAGCAAGTCAGAATATATCGCTCGTGTGGGCAAACTTGCCAACGTTGCAAACAAGCGTGCCAAAACTTTAACCACTGCAATATCAAAAGGCAGAATCACAGAAGATAGAACAGCACTTTTCAGATATCAAGACGCGGTTGACTACTTTAACAAGCACGTTTCTTATAACGCTTCTTATGTATCAACAGGTAAAGCAGTTTATAAAGATTTTTCTATTCGTGAGCTGAGAGCACTTGAAAATAAGCTTCTTCACTATCTTGAAGCAAAAGCTTCAACAGCAAGAGGAAGTATCGAAGTAGAAAATAAAAGAGTAGCAACGTTTAAAGAACGTTACGGGGTTGATATATCTAACCTTAGCAAAAGCGTTCGTGATAAGCTTTTCAATACCTTGCATTATTTAGCAGTTAAAAAATATGCAAAGTTGTCAAGTGATCAACTTGTTACACTGTTAACAGAAGCAATAAACACAAATAACAGAGAGGGCTTGCAAGAACTTTTTAAAGTATCGGAAGAATTATATCCAAATTTAAAAGATCAAGCAGAGTTTAGAGTTGCAATTATACAAAATAGTTCGCTATCATGGAAAGATAAAGCGCGAGAATTTAAAGCGGCAAACAAACTATACAAGAGCAATCGAGCGAAGCCAAAACCAAAGTCTATAAAACAGGAGTTGTAATTATGATAGTTCAATGTTTAAATAGATCAAATCAATATGATGATATAGAAGTGAAGTCAGTGACGGACTATGTGCCGTCACACGGCTTTTCTCTGCACAAGCCGTTAGGCAAAAAGAAAGACAGTCCATATTATATTGATCAATTTGGAACATTTGATATTGAAACAACTTCTAGGACTCGAATTGAGAAAGATGACCAAGGCGAAGAAGTGACAAAACCAATTGACGCATTTATGTATGTTTGGTCTGCTTGTATTGACGGAGAAGAAGTGGAAGGTAGATATTGGTCTGATTTTATAATGTTACTTGATAAAATTCAAGCCTACTACAAAACAAGCGAGTCACGTTATTTTGTTATTTACGTTCACAATCTGCCTTTTGAATTTTCTTTTATGATTGGATATTTAAACGACTATAGCGAAGTGTTTGCAACTGGTAAACGTAAACCGCTTGTGTGGCGATTAAAGAAACGTGGGATTGAGCTGAGGTGTAGTTATAAGCTTACTAACATGTCGCTCGATAACTTCACGAAAAAAATGGCGGGTTGCACTCATATAAAAGCAAAAGGTGATTTGGACTATTCACTTATAAGGCATAATGAGAGCTATATCAATCCTACCGAGTGGGGATATATCATCAATGATACTCTAGGTTTATGGGAAGCAATAACTTACATGCTTACAAAAGATAAAGATACTATTGCAACTGTGCCGCTGACAAGTACCTCTTATGTGCGGCGAGATATGAAAAGAGCTATACGAAAAGGCACTACCACCCGACTGCTAAAGAAAAAGCTAGCTTTAAACGACAAAACATATAAACTTTTGAAAGAAGCTTTTCGAGGTGGTGATACTCACGCAAATATGATAAAGTGCGCGAAAATATATCATGACGTTTATAGTTTTGATGCATCGAGCATGTATCCAGCTATGCTTCTTTTGATGCAGTTCCCAGTAACAGCATTTGAAAAAATGCCTGTTACATCAAAATGTTTGAAGTATATAAAAAGTAAAAATCTTGCATGGATTGCACAAATAAAGCTTACAAACGTAAGACTTAAAGAAGATCAATATAACCCGTATCTATCAATAAGTAAATGCCGTAACTTGCAAGGGGTTGACCCTGACAATGGCAGAGTATGGAAAGCATCAGAGCTTGAAACAACTGTTACAGATATAGATTTCTCTATAATTGAAGAATGCTATGATTTTGACAGTATTGAAATCATAGAAGATACACTCTATACCGCACGTTATGGATATATACCAGATGATGTAAGAAGTGTAATCATGGAGTACTTCACGGCAAAAACCAAACTTAAAATTGCTGTAAAGCATACCGCCCCAAATAGCAAAGAAAGAGAAGAAGCGGAGTACGACTTGATGAAAGCAAAAAATAAGCTTAATGGCATTTATGGCATGGCGGCAACCGATCCAATTCACCCTATTATGTTGTATTTAGAAAACGAATGGCAAGAATTTTCATATGCAATGTATGAAAATGATATTGCATATAAAGAAAAAGTTGATGCAAGCGGCTTTTCGATTCCTGATGAAAAATCTATTGCAGAGCAAAGTGAGAAAAGCGTATTGCCTTATGTTTGGGGGGTATACACAACTGCACACGCAAGAAAACATTTACGTAGAATTTTAGCATGTGCAGAAAGCTCATATATTTATTGTGATACAGATAGTTGTAAAGCAACTAACTTTAATTTTGACAAACTGACAGAATTAAATAATTGGATATATGAGCTATGCGAAAAAACTAATACTTTTGTTGACATTGACGGTAAAAAATATTATATTGGCTATTTTGACTGTGAAAGCGATGTGAAGTCAGAAAACAAGTATGAACCTGAATACAAAGATTTTAAAACGCTAGGCGCAAAGAAGTATTGTTTTAATGCGTACAAAGAAACAAAAGATAACACATATTTTGGCTGTACCATATCAGGAGTTAAAAAAGCAAGGGGGGTAGAAGTAATTAAAAATCTTGATAACTTTAGAGAGGGCTTTAAAATAATAAATAGTGGTGGTTTTCAAATTTGGTATAATGATAGTGATACCATCACAAAAACAAAAGTTGTTGACTATCAAGGTAAAGAAGCAATAACCGAGTATACAGGCTATAGTTGTATGATAGCACGAGATTATGAAATAGGTTTATCAGATGACCAAATTAAAAATTATACTATTATTGATGAAATAGCAGAATAAATAATGTTTTATTTGCAAAACTTTTGTAAATAAGTTATTATATACTTGTAAAGGAAAGATACCATAATAAAAGAAAGAGGATAATGAAATGAGAATTGAAAGACAATCAAGAGAGTTTGACAAGAAAGAAATGTTTAAGATGGCAAATGATAATCATTTGTTAATGAAGAATCTGCCAGATGATTCTATTATTAACGTTGCAGATTATGTAAGATATTCAACATATGACGGAAAAGAAGTAGCAGTGTTTTATCACACAAACACAGAAACAGGCGAAGTAGTAACAATTGCTACATCAAGCCCAACTGTGATCAAGACTGCGGAGAGTGCGTTTGATTTTATGGAAAGCTACAATCTACAGTTCAAGCTTACACGTTCACAGAGTAAAGCAGGTCGTACCTACATGAATTTTGAACTTGTATAAATAATGGTTGGGTGGCAGAGGGAAGAAATACAAGTTGTTCAAGGGTGAGTCTCACAAGCTCACCCTTTTAAATTATAGGGGTGATAATATGAACTTATATAAAGAAAACGGCTATTTGAATTACCAATATATTTGTGACGTTGGACAACGTTACATTGATATAATAGGCGGCAGAGGTATTGGAAAGTCTCACTTAATATGTGATATATGGAATGAAAGTAAGTCACCAATTTTGTATGTGCGTAGAACAAACGTTGCACTTGAAAATAGTTTTTCAACAATTGGAGACTTTGTAAAACCAGACTGGTTTGGGAAAGATATTCGTTTGAAATATAACGACAAAAAAGGTTATGGCAAGGCATATCTGACAGACGAGGACTTGCAAAACGATAAACCTTTTATAGTAGGTGTTTCTCTGTCTACTTTCCAAAACAAAACTGGTATAGATTTTACACGCTTTTATGATGTAATTTTTGATGAGTTTATCCCCCAAAAAGGTGACAGACCTATAAAAAATGAATTTCAAGCTTATAAAAATATCATGGAAGTGCTTTTCAGAAACCGCCCTGAGTCAGAAACGGAAAAAATTAGAACTTGGTTTTTTGGGAATTCCAACGCAATTATGTCTAACATTTTAATCGGTTACAGGCTTATCCCAGATTGCTACAAGGCAGTAAAAGAAAGAACAGAGATTACACAAGTAGATAGGTGTGAGACAACACTTATACTTCCGTTTAGCTCTCCGGTATCAGAGAAAAAGAGACAAAACGCTTTTTACAGAAACCTTCCAAAAGGTAGAGCAAAAATGGAATTAGACAATGAGTTTATGGATTTGGAAGATGATAGAATACGGCACCAAAACTTAAAAGAGTATACGCACGACATGAAAACACCTCTGTTTTCAGTTTGGTTGCATAAGTCAGATTTTAAATTTTACGTGACTAAACCTATGCGCTCTCATTGTGATGATGTTTTTGATGCTTCACCATCGTCATTAGAGAGGTGGCAAACTAGTAGTAAAAAGTATCTAAAACCAATGTTTATAAGTGGTGACATAACATTTTCAGACTATGAAACACAGTGTGATTTTTTAGCATCTTTTGATTGCGTATCATGGTATGATATTTTGTAAAGTTGTAATTGACAAACAATAATATAAATGGTATATAATAAATAAAGGCGGTTGCACTATCCAAACACTAGCCAGTGTGTGCATGTTGGGGACAACGAACAAACTGCCTTTTATTGCTGTATAGCGTAGATGGTAGCGCGTGTGACTTTGAATCACAAGGTAACAGTTCGATTCTGTTTACAGCTGTCAACAAATAAAGAAAGAAGGTTAAAGTATGAAAATTGATGAAATATTAAAGCTTGTAAATGCAGGCTACAGTAAGGAAGAAATTGACAAGCTTGATGTTACAGATCAGAAGTCAGATCAGAAGACAGATCAGAAGTCAGATCAGAAGAAAGATCAGAAGGCAGATCAGAAGACAGATCAGAAGTCAGATCAGAAGACAGATCAGAAGTCAGAAAGTTTTGATTATGAAAAGTTTGCAGCAGCTCTTGTAAAAGCACAGCAGCTTGCAAACGGCAAACAAAACTTTGGTGGATCACATTCTGACACGGATATTAGTAGATTCTTTTAAAGGAGGCATGTAAATAATGGCAAATCTAACATATACGCAAATTGCGCCGTTACTTACTGAAATGTATAATCAATATACTGGTAGAACTTCAGCGCAAAATTTGACTTTTGGTCAAATGCAAAACACATTTAAAATGGGGTTCGATAGAGAAGATGATAACCTCTATCAAATCATTCCTACTGTACTTGCAAAATCAATTTATTCAATCCGTCCTTATTCACGTAAGCTTTCTGGTATGGTTTGGGATGAACAACGCTTTGGTAACTACATTAGAAAGTTTACACCAATTGTAAACGATTCAAACGTTGATAATGACGAATGGAATATCAACGTTGAACTTGCTAAACCAGAAGCAAGTCAAGATTGGAAAGCGGGTACGAAACCAATTAAGTATGATGTGCTTCTTACAATTGCAAGCGGTGGTCAAACTTTTGCAAGAAAATACACAATTTATAAAAATCAGATCAATGCAGCATTTAATTCAGAATCAGGAGTGGCATCTTATTTTTCCATGCTTATGACTGAATTTTCAAACATTTATGAGATTGACTTAGAGAATCGCTCTCGTGCACAGCTTGCAAACCTTGCAATTATACTTGCAGATGCTGGTAAAGCCACACCAACAAGCGGCAATATGTGTAAGAAAGATCAGGTTTTTCATGCATTAACAAAGTACAATGCTGAGACAGGGCTAGCTATGACTGCAAAAACGATCATGAATCCGGATGATTTTAGACCATTTATGGTTTGGCTTTCCGCAGAGTTGAAAACACTTAAAGAAAACTTGGCTATTCGTGGCACTCGTTTTCATGGTGATTTCACGGGTAAAGTTGTAAACCGTCACACAGATGCCGCAGACCTTAGATTTTATCTGGTTTCAAAATTTGGAAATTATTTTGAAGCCAATGGCAGCGAGTTTTTCCACCCAGAAAAGGCAGAGCTTGGCGATTATGAAAAAGTCACTTTCTGGACTGACCCTTCTAATCCAATGCAAATCAAGGGAAGTGCTGAGGGTGTAAAACCAGATGGCGTAACAAAGTTTACACTTGCAGATCAAAAGGTTGACAACGTTCTAGGAATCATGATGGATATTGATACAATGGGAATTGTGCCTATTGATCAATGGAGCGCGACCGAACCGTTCAATGCACGTTACGGATACAGAAACGGTTGGAATCATTACACTTTCAAGACTCCGGTTGATTTCACAGAAAACGCAATTTTGATTTTGCTTGATTAAACATAAGGGGCATTATGCCCCTTTTCTTGAAAAGGAGTACACATGGCATTTGAAGTTAAATTTGGAAAATCAGACAAAAGAATAAATAGCACGAAAATACCAACATTGGCAGAAGGTGTGCAATGTGTGCTTAAAAGTGGTACAAGTGTAGAAAATCCAACTTTTATTTTGCAAAACGTTGCTCCTTTTGATTGGAATGTTGCATACTGTGAAACGTTTGGAAGATATTATTTTGTTAATGATGTTACATATGTAGAATCTACATATGAAATATCATGTACGTGTGATTATTTGGCAAGCTACAAAGATGAAATTCTTTCTAATACTGCCTATGTGGAAAGGGGATCACTTACTATCAGAAATCCATTTATCATTGATACAATGTTACCGACTCTTTGTAAACCGACTGTTAAAGTGGCAAGCTCAACTTTAGCGGTTGACTCAAGCGGCTGTGTTGTAATTTGTACAGCGGGGAAATCTGGAAATGGTTTTACAATTCTAACAGTTGCTAATTTTAATCGTTTGTGTTCATACTTATACACAGCTGAGTATACAGCTGGACTAAACGACTTTTTACAAAATCCTGAGGGAGTTGCTAAAGAGGTAGCAAGACCGCAAGACTACTTACTTTCTGCTATGTGGCTTCCTTTCCAATCTCCCGGTGGTACACCAGTTAATGTAACGTTGGGATATGTCGACACGGGAATACCGGGGTGGCAAGTATCTACAAAAGATACTTTTAGCAAGTCGGTAAGTGTTACAATACCAAAACCAGATAAATCTGGTGATACAGAATTTCCTTATCTGAAATACGCTCCCTTTGCACACTATACTTTACAAGTGCCGTTCTATGGAACAATTCCGCTTAATCCAAATTTGTTAGCAGATACGCTACTGATAAATTATACTATTGATATCAATGGTGGCTGTGATATTTCAATTTTAAGCGGGTCAACACTTGTAACATCTTTAAATGGCAATTGTGGAATTCCAGTTGGTTTCTCTGCAAGACAAACAAATATTATAGGTACATCACAAGTACAGCTAGCTAGTGCAATGTCTTTTGCAGATAGCGTGGGGAAAAGTGTAGAATCTGCAATGGAAGTGAACCCAGTTGGGGCGGCAAGCAATTTTTTAAATGCAACTGCTGTCATTACCAGTGGTATAATGTCTGGACTAGAGACGGCTGTACCGCGTGTATCAAGTAGTGGTGGTAGTGGTTCGATTTATGTAAACAATTTGGTGTATTTGATAGGAGAATTTTACACACAAGTTGAAACAAATTTACTATATCAAGGGTACCCATGTTGTAAAGTTAAAACATTAAGCGAATTATCTGGTTTTATTAAGTGTAGAAACGCGAATATTAAATGTAATGCAACTGCAAACGGAACTGCAATTATCATTAACTTTTTGAATGGAGGTATGTTTATAGAATGAAACCATTTGTATATAGTGGGTACTATGTGGGGGAAGGTGTCTCAAGCCCCATTATTAACGAATATGAGTCGCGGCAAAATCCAAACATGATTCACATTAACAATACTTGGGACTACGCAACATACTTTCGCTACTTTTTGCAACGTGCAGAAAGTCTTATACTTTTTGACGGTATGCCTAAAAACTGGGCGAAAAATTATATCTATCCGCTTTTGTTTTTAAAAGGAAACTTTTGTGTTATGAATACCGCCAAATTTGGAATCATACCTCAACACGGTTCACCTTATGGTTTTGATGTGCAGTATCAGCCTACTAACTATGTAGTCGCGAACCCAGCTTTTGACGCTTCTTTTAATGGCGATTTGAAAATAGGAGAAGATTGTGAGATTGTAAAATTAGCACCTGATTGGTGCGGTATTGGCGATCTTATAAATTCATATGCACAGCGTGTTGCTATGACACTATCTAACCATGACGTGGCTAGTGCGCTTGCAAAGTTTGGCTTTATTTTTACAGCCAAAAACAAAAGCACAGCGGAGACTTTTAAAGTTGCGTTTGACAATATCATGTCAGGACAACTAGCAGTTGTAATAAATCAAGCTCTTTATGATAAAGAAACAGGTAAACCACTTTACGAGTTCTTTAACAACGATATCGAAAAATGTTATAATGTAGTTAAGGCAGCGTTGGAAAGCGTTGAAAATCTCAAACACGCGTTTGATATGGAAATTGGTATTTACACCGCACCGGATAAGAAAGAACGTATGATTACCGATGAAGTAGAAGAAACCAAAAACGCTGTAATGTCCAAATGTGAGTTGTGGATTGAGACAATTAACGAATGTTTAGAAAAAGTAAACGCACATTATAACCTTGACATTCGCGCCCGTTTGCGGTATCCTAACAATAGAGGGGGTGACAAGAGTGAGAACGATTATACCAATAGCAACGTTGTATGAGTATGACAGTTCTATTTTTACAGATATTTATATAAAAGGTGTTTCAAAAGATCAACTTATTGAACATTTTTTGCTATCATATGGAGACTTGACACCTATTTATCAAGACCCCTCGTATTTAAGGAGACATGTTACAAGTGTAGCACGTTCTTTGCAATGGACTATTGACCACTTATGGGAAGTAACACAGCTTGAGTACAATCCAATAGAAAATTATGATAGAATGGAAAGTTGGGAAGATAAAGGCGGCGGCACTTTTCAGAAGGGAAAAGTAGATACAGAAGAAACGTTTAACAAGGGTGACATTACAACAAGTTTTGGAAAAGTTACTGATAGTACACACAAAGTTGCGGCATTTAATTCAAGCGATCCAGAAGTTGCCAACACTGATAACACCACTGACAGCGGAAGTGATTCCCAGACGTTTGGCGCTGATTCCTCACATGGAAGTGTTACAAATGGTTTGGATGAATCAACAACAAAAGGAACACATGAGGGAAGAATACATGGAAACATTGGTGTTACAACTTCGCAACAAATGATGCAAGCAGAAATTGATCTGACTACAGCTTACAACTTCCTTGATAAAGTTTGTGAGCTGTATGCAAATAGATTATTGATAGGAGTGTGGTAGAATGGAAATTATGAACGCAATTGCACAGATTGCTCAAATGGTTGGTGTGCCTTGTGTATGCCTTGGTGCTGTGATGTGGTATGTGAATGCCCTTGATGTGAGACAGCGAGAAGAAAGAAAAACATGGTACGAAAAGCATGATGTTGAAAGTACCAAGTGGGTTGACGCACTAAACAATAACACAAAAGTTATTACAGAACTATTGACAATCGTAAAAGAAAAGGAGAATTAAACTATGATTTATGATATTCCAGATAAGAACGTTGCATATATTGCTAAGGCTAGAGAGCTTTACAAAAACCGTGATAAGTACGCTTACCTTTACGGGGCGAAGGGGCAAAAATGTACTCCTGAGGTTTTTGAGTCTTTGTGGGCGGCTGAACCAAATTATTTTAAAAAGTACAACGCACAGCAAAAAGCACAGATTAAGGCTTACTGTATGGGAAAGATATTGATTGATTGCAGCGGTTTTATCAATCTTGTTACTGGAAAATTTATGTATTCGACTGCCTATGCAAACAGTTGCACTAATATAACGACTCCTGACAAGACTAAAGATGGCGATTTACTGTATACAACTTTTGGCGGTACTGGTAGACATATAGGGCTTGACATTGGTCATGGTTTCTTCATGCACTGTGGAAAAGAGCTTGAGACAATTTCAATAGGTGTTATTGATGGATTTGGTTGGGAAAAAGGGGGTACGTTATGATTTTTAATGTTATTGGCAATGCGTGTCGCGTTTATATCCCTGCAAATGAGGTATCAGCTGGGAGAGTTAATATTGATTTGCCAGATGGCTACTCATATAAAACAATATTAATTACCTATAACAAAAACGTAATTGAAATAAATACTGCCGTGACTATAGTTTCAGGCACCTCCTATACGTTTCCAATTGTAAATTCTAGTTCTCCATGTGCTATTTCACTTTACATTCCAACACCGAATGCAGATGCAGAACTTAGGTTTATCATAGAAGAGTTTGGACAAAAACCTAACCCTAAGTATTTTGAAAAGGCTTTTGATCCAATTCTTGTAACAGGTAGTGACGGTAAAGATTATAACGTGATTCCATCAGATCAATTCAAGTAGGGGGTAGACGATGGCATTTTCTAATTTTCCTTATACCGACTTTCACAATTTAAATCTTGATTGGATTCTTGAAACGACTAAAGATTTAAATACAAAGTGGGACGATTATTACAAGCAATGGAATAAGTGGCAGCTGGACGTTCAAAACTATATTGATAATTTGGACTATATCGCCGCTATTGATGCATACCTTGACGGTCTGAAAAACAGCGGCGAATTGGCAGATATTATTGATACATGGTTAACAGACTATGGATTGATCACAATTGGCGACTCATACGGGGAAGGGTATACACCTGACAGCATGGTTAAGCCGTGGTGTGATATTTTGCATGAGAAGTATTTTTCAGATGCAAGCTTTTATGTTAATAAAAGTTTGGGTGGTAGTGGTTTTGGTGCGAATACTCACTTTTCCGAGTTGCTGACGCAAGCTATTGCTACCCTGACTGATAAGCAAAAGAAACAAGTTAAGTATGTTGTTGTTGCAGGCGGTTGGAACGATCAATTTGTTGCGGCTTCGTTGATTAACAGCGGCATTAAAGATACAATTGATTTAATGTCTCAATTGCCAAACGCAACGCTTTACATTGGATGGATTGCTACACCTATCATTGGATTCACTACAGTGGCAAAACAAAAAGCATATGATGAGATTAAAACTTTATACGAAACTTACTGGGGTAAGTATAAGTTTTTGAGTGGTGCTGATAGTGCTTTACGTTGGACTGGTGTACTAGCATCTGATAACATTCATCCTAACGCAAGCGGGCAAGCTTCAATTGCAGATATGATCTATAAGGCAATGGGTGGGTATGCAAGTTGGACGCGTACCGCTGATTTTGCGCTTGATGGGGATGGATGCACACTCAATGACTACAAAATGCACGTTGCATTAACTAATAACACCGCACATTGTAGCTTTAGACATGTTTCAAGTTTTCTTGACTTGGCTTTCAAACCATCTAAGAATTTCACGAGTGCCGCTGTCAAGGTCATGAGTCATAACATGGCTTTTGTAAATCAGCAAAGTATATGCAACTGCAACGCTGTAATTCATGATGCATCTGGTTATCATCAATGCATGGCTGTTCTTACTATCAACCCGTATGATGCTACACAGTTAGATAGTGGTGCAATTTATCTCCGGTTGGTTGATATAAGCGGCAGTGGGTATGCTACTTTTACAAGTGTTGATGAGATTCAATTGTATGGAGTAGAGTTTAATATTCCTTTAAATTAAGAAAGAGAGGGGGGCAAGCCCTCTCTTTTTGTTATTTTCTTTCTACTGATATTACTGTAACGTGACTGACAAACGGTAGTTTTGATACATAGTCAATAGCATAATCACTTGCTTGTCTTGCATTATATCCTATACATTCTACATATTCTACGTTGATATCATCGCTTTCTGCATTCAGAAAAGCGACTTCCACACAGTAAGTGTGCCTCATCGTTCTCATTTCTTTACTCCTTTTACACTGATTATTGTATAACGTTTAGTATCTTCAAAATCTTTAGAAAGTCTAAACTTTATTTTTGATTCAAAAGCTGTGTCAGCTTTACAAGTGAAAATACCATTTTCATTAGTATAATTATCATGATATTTTACAATATAGGTATACTCTTTTAATTCTTCGATATCTAATCTTGTAAAAGTCCAACCCATCCAGCGCACATTACAAGCGTAACTAAACGCTTCCGATATATTTTTAGCTTTAATAGTATCACAGTCGTGGTAATAATCGTTATCGGTATCGAAGCCCCATACAACAATCGAATAGTTCATTTTAATACCCCCCGTACAAGAAAATCAAGTGTAATTTTTGCAATTTCAAGAGACTTAATATCGTTCGATGTTTCAGAATTTACTGCCTGTTCTGCTAAGTAAGCATACATTTTTCTAACGTCAATATGAAGCTTACTAACAGAATCTTCCGCCGCTATGCAATCACTGATAAGGTCTGATTTCTTTTTTGCTGTTAAATTATCCATGTTTAGTTATCCTTTCTGTTTTCGATTCCGTATAAATTCATAGTTTCCTTCTTTCTTCCCGTGTAGCCGTTAGAACAGCTATGTAATTACCATCTATTTCTATGCGCTGTAATATATGGAGTATATAAATAGATAGTGTTTCTTCTAACCTCATCAAGCTGCCGCGCAATATATGAAAACCAGAACGCTTTTAAACGATTGTGTCGAATCAATTCATCACATTTTCTAATTACATATCTTTCTAAGACTTCAAACGAAATATGATTCTCACATTTGTATAAATTGCGAATACCATCTTTTAATATCTGGTTGATATTGACTACAAGCTTGCGCTTTTCGTCAAGCATATCAAAATCAATGTTGGCAAGTGTGGCAAGGCTAACATGATGCCATTCGGGATTGACAATTGCACCATATCGTTTCCATGTTTGCTTGCACCATTGTTCACCGCCACAACGATTTCCTTCTCTATCAGCCGGACACAGTATACATTGCATAACATCAACTACCGACTTTGCTACTTCCGCTGAAAACTTGTTGTAACTATTAACTCTCATAATTCCTTCTTTCTACTAGTCTTTCCTAGCTGTCTTTATTTTCTTTTCCTCTGTGGTTATATAGTACTATAGTACTGTTAACACATTATGACATAATTGTAAATAAATTGTTAACAATATATGTTTTAATTTATAAACGCTCTTGTATGTACATGCGTTCGATTTATAATTGTCTGACAATTCAGTGGGGAACTTGCACATTGTATATTATATTTAAAAAGTATCTC